CCAACGCTGGTATGCAAATCAGCACAAAAGGCACTGGCACATTTGAAGTAAAGACAAACAACTTCACGCAGACGCAGTTGCTTGTTACTCATACAGCAAACTCTGTAAACAGATTGAGTATCACAGGTGGTATTGCTGGGGCGGCTCCCGTACTGTCGACAAATGGCTCCGACACCAACATTGACCTTACCCTGACACCCAAAGGAACAGGCAACGTGCGCTTTGGTACTCGCACAGCATCCGCTGACGCAGCCATCACCGGCTACATCGAAATCAAAGACTCGGGCGGTACAATTCGCCGACTCGCAGTCATCGGTTAAACATTAACAAGGAGAATTGTATGGCCCTCATCAAATCAGTCGATACAGACTTCGGTATTCCTGCCAGCTACTGGAACATCGGTGCTGTTCAAGAAGACTTCAAAGGCAAAGGCACTGAAGTGACCTTCTACGGCTACGCATCCAAGGAAGCCCGTGACGCTGGCAAGCAGCCACTGTCCGCTGGCAAGGTGCAAGTTGCTGGTGACGAATACGTGGCTGGCGCTGACCGCGCTGCCCTGTATCAGATCATCAAGCAAAAGCCTGAGTTCGAGGGCGCTGAAGACGCTTAATGTCTACTTACTCGGATCAATACGTTGTTTACGGTTATTGGGAAGACGGCTATGCTGTCGGAGACTACACGCCTGAAGTCGACAGGCCAAAGCGTAAGAAGTGGGGACCACCGCTCTACGGCATAAGCGACGTAAAGACATTCTGTAAAGGTGGGCGCTCACTAACTAGCGCCCATTCTCCTACCTTAGTCGTCGTAAACCCAGAGTTTGTTGAGCATGTTCAACACAGTTTTGCGGCGGCAGTAGGCACAACCACAACTACACGCGCAGGAAAAGTATCAGCCTCGTGTGGTGGTAGCAGCAAAATTAACGGCAGCATAGCTGTTACAAGCACTTCATTTGTCGAGTCCGCTGGTGTGGCGGTGATACCAGTGCTTGGACGCAGTACATACAGTTTTGCTGTGGTAGCCGATAGTGCTGCTGTGGCCTACGGCAACATACACATCTCTGCCAACGGAGTTGTAAACGCAGGCTCTCGCAGCGCAGCCAAGTCTCGCGGTAGCTTCAGCGTTACAGACGCACATTTTTGCTCGGCACGAGGAGAGCGCAGGCTCCCACCAAGCCATTCTGTGGCAATCTCAGCACTTGCTGCGCACGGAAGATTCCGCAGGCATGTTGACACACGCTGATGTTGATGTATAGTGTGTACTCACATACGAACGTGTTTTAACCATGCGATTCACCTTTTCAGACGACGAGCAAAACCTGTGCAAGCAGGTTGGCAAGCACTTCCCGGGTTTTCTTGACCTGTTGGAACGCTTGCGCTCTGCCGAACTGGAACAGATGTCGCAAGGTACCCCTGAGCACTTCAGCACCTTTAAAGGCCGGGTGCAGGCACTGACCGAACTTCGGCAGGTCATACGGTCTTGATTCCTTAGCAGAAAGCAAGGTACAAAATGGCATTACCATCCCAACTCCAGAAGCAGATCGACGACGCAAAAGTCATCGCAGACCAGCTGTACACGCCAAAGGCCGAAACGCCCGCAGGCGAAGCTGAACCCAGCGAATCGGTAGCAGTTGAGACTCCCACAGAGACTCCAGCTACTGAGACCAGAGTAGAGCCGACCACTACTGCAGTTGCAACCCCTGTTGAATCATCGGCCACCTCGGTCGAGGATGAGAACGGACCTACCTACGCCCAACGCTGGCGCTCGCTGCAAGGCACATTCAACGCGCAAAAACGCAGTTTGGATGAAACCGCGCAACGTCTCGCCAACATGGAGCAATTGGTCGCCCAGATGCAGGCTGCACCCCAGCCCGCAGCGCAAAGCAGCCGCCCAGCCCACGTGACAGACAAAGACGTCTCAGAATACGGTTCCGACATGGTTGAGTTCGCTCGCCGTGTTTCCCGCGAAGAGATGGCTCCTCTGGCCCAAGCTGTGCAGACGCTTATCAGCCGTATCGACCAGCTGCAAGGCGTAGTGCCTGTTGTTCGCCAAGTTGCGGACAATCAGGCCAAGACAGCTCACGAGAAATTCTATGAGCAGCTTGGTAAGCGCGTATCCGATTGGCAGACGATCAATGAGCAGCCTCGTTTCCACGATTGGCTGTTGTCTGAAGACCCTCTCTCGGGCCTACAGCGTCAAACTCTTCTGACCGATGCGCATACGAACCTCAACCTTGAACGTGTTGTGAACTTTTTTGAGCAGTGGAAGCGCGAGGCTGGCGTTGCAAACGTCCCAGCTGCGAGCACAACCCCATCACCCCAGCAAGCGAGTAACGTCTCGAAGTTGGAGCGTCAGATCGCACCGGGTCGCGCAAGCGCCGGTTCGGCTCCTCCAGCAGCGACAGCAAAGAAACAGTGGGCTCGTTCAGAGATTGCACAGTTCTACGCTGACAAGATGAATGGTCGCTACAAAGGTCGTGAGGCTGAAGCCCGTACGTTGGAGAACGACATCTTTTTGGCCCAGCGCGAAGGACGAGTTGTCCAGAGCGCAGCTTAATCAACTTTTTGTTTTGGAGTAAGACATGACCTATCCAGTCGCCCCCGGTGCCGCCAATTACAGCGGCAATTTCATCCCTGAAATCTGGTCAGCTAAGCTGATCGAGAATTTTTACGACGCCACCGTCTTGGCCGCGATCTCGAACACCGACTATGAAGGTGAGATCAAGTCCATGGGTGATACCGTGAACATTCGCACCTCTCCTGAGTTGACAATCCGCCCATACCAAAAAGGTATGACGCTGACTGTCGAGCGTCCTGACAAACCAAAAATCCAGCTGTTGATCGACCAAGGCGAATATTTCGCTGCGATCGAAGACGACGTGGACAAGGTTCAGGCTGACATCAACCTGATGGACACATGGTCGAAGGACGCATCTGAGAAGATGAAAATCCGCATCGACGACAACGTCCTGACCGGCATGTTGCCCGACATCTCTGCTTTGAACCGTGGTGCAACCGCTGGTCGCATCTCTGGCAACATCAACTTGGGCGCTACCGGCTCTGCTTTGGCTCTGACCAAAGACGGCGCTTCCAGCACCAAGTCTGTTACCGAGTTCATCGTTGACATGGGTACCGTGTTGGACGAGGCTAACTGCCCTGACAGCGATCGCTTCTTGGTGATCCCTGCTTGGATGGCTGGTCTGATCAAGAAGTCTGACCTGAAGGACGCCTCGCTGAGCGGTGACGCCACTTCCATCCTGCGCAATGGCCGTTTGGGCATGATCGACCGTTTCACTCTGTACGTGTCGCACAACCTGAACAGCGTCGTTGACGGTGGCAACAAGTGCTTCAACGTGGTCGCTGGCACCAAGATGGGCCTGACTTTCGCTTCGCAGATGACCGAGATGGAAAGCCTGCGTGCTGAGTCCACCTTCGGCAACATCATCCGTGGCTTGCAAGTCTACGGCTACAAGGTTGTGAAGCCTGAAGCTCTGTCTGTCGGCTACGTCCGTCAAGGCTGATGAACTCCCCCGGGGTAACACCCGGGGGGTCGCAAACTCAAATCTGGAGAAATTGAAATGGCTGCTAAAACTATTGCTAACCTGCGCACCGCAGGTCTCGCCCCCGCTTCCACAGATCGCGCTAGCTTCCCCGGCGAAGTGATCATGGACTTTGAGCTGGATGGCTCCAAACTGGCTGTTGCCGCCACTGACACTGTGGATTTCTTTGAAATCCCAGCTTACGCTGGCTTCATCGTCACTGCTGCGACCGTTACCGTGGTTCGCCCCGGTACTGCCACTGGCACTATGGACATCCAAGTCGGCGGCACTGACGTGACAGGCCTGACTGCTTGGGCTACTGACGCCGCTGCTGGCACACAGCTCGTTAAGTTGGCCACTGCTGCCAACACTGTGGTCAACACCACAACTGCTTCGTACGTCCGCGTGCAGCAGAATACCGTTGCGCTGGGTTCGGGCCTCGTCCGCGTCCGCGTGTTCGGTAAAGTGGTGTCTGCTGCGTCTGCCCAAGCCTAATCAGCTAGGTTGACGTAGAATCGGGGGGAGCTTATGCTCCCCCTATTTACATGGAGATCACAATGTCTGACCGCATGCTACGCCACATCCCATCCGGTACTTTGTACATTTGGCAACCGGCCTACGCCCAACGAAAAGACTTCGAAGAAGTTGTTGAGGAAGTCGTTGAGGAAGTTGTCGAAGAGGCTACCGCAGAAGTTGTTGAATCCAAACCACGTGCACGTCGCGTCAAGGCTCTGGACCCTCAGCCTGTCGTAGAGACAGAAGTCGTCGTTGTCGAGGAAGAGCGTATCCAAGAAGATGCCTCTCGTAATCTGCCATGAGCTTTACCGCCGCCGACATCGTCTTAGAGGCACGGGAGATGCTGTTGGATGAAACAGCCCCGTACCGGTACAGCGACAACTTTATCGTCCGTAAGATCAATCAGGTGCTGCGCCGCATGGTGATAGTACGTCCTGACTTGTTTTCTACTGTATCGCCTATGACGTGTGTGGCGGGTACTCTGCAGGCATGCCCTGCGGACTCTGTTCGTCTCATGGATGTCGCGCTCAACAGCGCAAACAGGGCGGTCAAAGAGATCAACCAAGAGGTGCTGGACCTCATGTTCCCCGACTGGAGCGGTGATGTTGGTGGCCCAGCTACAAACTGGATGCGCTACCCACGCGACCCCAACAGGTTTTACGTCTACCCACCCGCAGCAGGTGGCGAGACGCTCACCATCGTATACGCCAAGAGCACGCCAACATATCTGCTGGGTGACACAGTCGCACTCCAAGATGCGTATTTCCCTGTGCTTCTTGACGGCGTGTGCTGGCTCATGGAGTCCATGGACGCTGAGCACGTCGAGTCTAGCCGAGCCAAGATGTTTAAAGACGCCTACGAAAGCGCTCTTGGGGCCGGTCTTACTGCTCGCAAGATCACTGACACCGAAGAGGCTGGTATGGCCAAGAATGAGAGCAAGTAATGCAAAAATTCATCGAAACCATTACCTCCACCTCCAACGGAGCGCTTGTCCCTTTGGACAACGCAACAGTGACTGTTTACGTGGCAGGCACACTTACGCTTGCCACACTGTACTCCACAAATAGTACCAGCACACCACGGGCAAACCCTCTGACTTCGAGCGCCACTGGCCTCGTGTCGTTCTACGCTGCGGACGGACGCTACGACATTCGCGTGGCTAAGTCTGGGTTTACCACAGTTACGATCTCTGACGTGTTGCTGGAAGACCCGTCAGACGAGTTAAACGACAGCGTTGATCGTGTGCATATCACGGTCACAAACAACAACGGCGCTACTTTTGTGCCGGGGCAAGTCGTTAAGTTTGTCGGCGTAACTGGCGGCGTGCCTACTGCGCAGCTGGCTACGGCGAATTCTGCGTTCATGCCTATCTACACAGTTGGCGTAGTGGCTGAAACTATCGCTGTTGGTAATTCGGGGCAAATCCGCACGCAGGGTAAGGTGACTGGCGTTAACACTACTGGCTCTCTGGTCAGCGAGTCGTGGGTTGCTGGCGACATCCTATACATGCACCCGACCATAGCTGGTGGACTCACAAAGGTTGAGCCTGCTGAGCCCAATGTGTCTGTGTCTGTGGCGGTGGTATTGACTGTGAACGCTACGGTTGGTGTGCTGCTGGTTCGCCCAATCTTGCACATGCGAGCTCGCTACGGGAACTTTACATGCAACGCAGATCAATCTGCTCTGGTAGCGGACACTGCGTACCCTGTGGTGTTTACCGGCACAGATGTTTCTGTCGGCGTAGCGCTCGATGGTGTCGATGCTTCCAAGGTTGTGTGTTCACGGGCTGGCCTGTACAACTTTCAGTTTTCTGCACAGTTGGTGAAGTCTAACTCCAGCGTTGGGTACGCGTACATATGGCCTCGGGTCGGTGGCGTTGATATTCCTAACTCGTCCACTAAGGTGTCTATCCAAGGCAGCAATTCCGAAGTGATACCCGCGTGGAATTTTGTTCTGCCTATGCTGGCTGGTCAGGAGTTTCAGCTGATGTACGCGTTTAGCGCAACGTCTATTACGTTTGAAGCATTGCCCGCAACAGCCTTTTGCCCGGCGATCCCATCTGTTATCCTATCGGTAACGCAGATCAACCAGTAACGGGTACGTCACATGCCTATTGTCCTCAGCCCCGTCGTCGACACCAGCAGTACCATCGCGTTCGACGCCATGGGTGACTACTTGTCAGCGTTTTTACCCGGTTGCCCAACGCCAACGATCTCGCGCACAGCCAAAAAGATCGTTACTGATCTGTGCCAGCGTGGCAAAGTTTGGCAGGAGGACTTGCCCCCACAAACGCTGGTTGTGAACCAGCTGAACTACGCTCCGTTGTCGCCGTTTGCATACGCTGTGTGCACTGACGTGACGGATGTCTACACAGTTGTCGACGGCCAAAAACGCGATCTGACTCTGGAGAAATACAGCGCTGTCAAGCGGTATTTTCCGAACTGGCCTGACAACGAGCCCGGTGGAGCGCAGTATTACACGTCACGAACTGTTGGGGAAATCCTTCTGGCCCCCGTTCCAGACGTAGCTGGCACGCTGTACATGCGCGGGTACTTGCGCCCTGCAGAAGACGCTACTGTGTGGGATGCAGACTTGTACGCAGAGTTCAGCCGCGTGGTATTCCACGGTGTTTTGCACGAGCTCATGTTCATGCCTAACCGCAGCTGGTCAAATGAAAAACAAGCAATCGTCCATGGTAAACAGTGGACTTACATGCTTTCGTCCGCTCGCATCCGGGCTACAAAAGCCTACGGTGTGGAAGATACAGCCGTTGAGATGCGGCCCTTTGCTTGAGGTAGAACATGAACGATATTCTCTTTACCAACTTCGCATACTCGCAGCTGTCCATAGGCATTAACGCGTCGGCTACGACCATTACTGTCGAACTTGGGCATGGCGCTCGTTTTCCAGCGCCTTCGGCTGGTGACTACTTCTACTTGACTCTGGAGAATGCTTCACTGGCCCGTGAGATCGTAAAAGTCACTGCTCGTACTACGGACACGATGACCATTGTCCGTGCTCAGGACGGCACTACAGCGCTTTCGTGGTTGGCTGGTGACACTGTAGCGCTGCGTCTAAACGCAGCTGCGATCAACACCATGGTCAATAACTCTGTGCGCAAGACAAGCAACACAGGGTCTGCGGTTGTTCCAACTGGCTTACAAAGCGAACGTGATGGCTCACCCGCTGCTGGCTATTTTCGCTTTAACACCGATGTCTCCAAGTTTGAAGGATACAACGGCACAGCGTGGGGCTCTGTGGGCGGCGGTGCCACAGGCGGCGGCTCGGACGAAGTGTTTGTGCAGAACGGCCAGAACGTCACAACAAATTACACGATTCCTGCTACAAAGAACGCCATGAGCACAGGCCCGATCACCGTTGATTCGGGCGTCACAGTTACAGTTTCCAGCGGCTCACGCTGGGTGGTTCTTTAAGGGGTAAAAAATGCCAGTAGTAATTAACGGATCAAGCGGTCTGACAGCTAACGATGGAAGTGTATTCACGGATTCCAGTGGTAACGTGGGTATTGGGACGAGTTCTCCGGGTGCAAAGCTGGATGTTGTTACTGGCTCAACAAACCGTCTTCGTGTGTCAGAAAGCGGAAGCAGTCTGTTTTTTGACAGCTTAAATGCTGCTGCTTCTGCATGGTCTTCAAAGATTGAGCGAGCTACACAATATCAATGGTTGTCAGGGGCCAGCGGGACTCCTGCAACCGGCGTAATTCTTGACTCCAGCGGTAACTTGCTGGTGGGGACTACGAGTTCTTCTACTCCAGTTTCAGGGTTTACTGCGGAAGTTTCAGCAGGTGGTTCTGGTATATACACACGTATAAACATTGGGCATTCATCTTCAGCAGGGGTCAATGAATCGTTTGCGCGGTTCTTGTTTAACAGCACCGTTATTGGAACAATTACCAGAAATGGTGCGAGTACAGTTGCCTACAACACTTCCTCCGACTACCGTCTGAAAGAAAACGTGCAACCGATGACTGGCGCTTTGACTACGGTTTCTGCGCTTAAACCTGTCACTTATACATGGAAAGCTGATGGTTCTGAAGGGCAGGGCTTTATTGCCCACGAACTGGCTGAAGTTGTTCCCGACTGCGTATCAGGTGAAAAAGACGCTGTTGACGCTGAAGGCAACCCTCAGTATCAAGGCATTGACACTAGCTTCTTGGTTGCCACACTGACCGCAGCCATCCAAGAACTCAAAGCCATCGTTGATGCACAAGGCGCTGAGATCGCCGCCCTGAAAGGACAAGCATGAGCAAAATATCTTTAACAGGTAACGCAAGCGGCACAGGCACGTTTACGATTGCCAGCCCAAACAGCAACACCGACCGAACACTGTCACTGCCTGACCAAACCGGCACGTTGCTAACTAATTCTGGCGCTATCAGCGTAAACGCATCAGCTCCTGCGCCATCGGTATCTATTGATGCCAGCGGTAACGTGGGTATCGGTACGGGTTCGCCTACGGCTAAGTTGGATGTACTTCAGGTAGCGGGAGGGGTGCTGGCAGCAGTGTCAACCTCTGCTAGAGACAGAAGGTTAGAAGTTGTCTCTGACACCGCTGGCACGAATTTTATTGGTCTAAATGCTCGCGAGCAAGGCTCAACAGCGGCTCGCAATTTTGATATTCAAACAGGTGGTATTAGCCGCTGGCGCGTCGATACTGCTGGTGAAAAGTCATCAGTAATTACTGGCGGCTCCACGCTGTATCCGGCTTTTGATTGCCGAGCTTGGGTGAACTTCAACGGCACTGGCACTGTGGCGATTCGTGCGTCTGGGAACGTCACCAGCATCACTGACCGTGGGACAGGCGCTTACACGGTAAACTTCACCACGGCAATGCCTGACGCGAATTATGGGTTTGCTGCAACGGCTGGAACTCCGGGGGCTAACACCGGCGCCTATGCTCATTTGGCAAATGGCATTGCACCTACCACCACCACTGTCGCTATTGATGTAATTAGTGACGGAGGTACTAGGCAAGATGCAACGTATGTGGCCGTTTCCATCTTCCGCTAATTAGGACAAACCATGAACCAACGAATCATTTACCCCACTGATGACGGCGGCGTGGCAATCATCATCCCCGCTGAGTCTGTTGAGGCAGCAATGAAAGACATCCCTGAAGGCAAGCCCTACAAGATCGTGGATGTTGCTGACATCCCTGAAGACCGCACATTCCGTAACGCATGGGAATACACAGCATGATTAACATCAACATTGATAAAGCCAAGGCCATCGTGCATGATATTCGCCGTGAAGCCCGTGATGCTGAATTTGCGCCATTGGACATTAAAGCCACTATTCCAAGTGAAGCTGCTGCTGCTGAAACTGCGCGTCAAGCTGTGCGTGAGAAGTACGCTGCAATCCAAATGGCAATTGACGCTGCTTCTGGCATCCCTGAATTGAAACTGATTGCGGAGACACTGTAATGGCAAACGGAACTATCGCTGTCAGCAGCATTGAAATGTTGTCCCAAAGCGGGACGGGCATTACAACTATTGCGCCCCCTGCAACAAACAGCAACTTTACCCAAACCCTTGTACCTGTTACAGGCACATTGGCTCCGTTAGTGTCCGGTACTGCTGTGGCATCCACCTCGGGCACTTTGATTGACTTCACCGGCATCCCATCGTGGGTTAAGCGGATCACAGTGATGTTCAGTGGGGTGAGTACGAACGGAGCTTCATTACCTATTGTTCAATTGGGTGCAGGGTCTGTTGAAACATCTGGATACACGGGAAACGCTAGTGAATTATTTACAAGCATTTCAACAGCCGACACTCCAGCAAGCGGAATTGCGTTGCAAGTAGGAATGGCTTCTCCTTTAAGTCTTACAGGAAACATGGTGTTTTCTCTGTTGGGGTCAAATACATGGACCGTAACGGGGGCGGTGGGGCGTGTTGCTGCAACAAATATGACCGTTTTTGTTGGCGGGAAAACTCTTTCCGGAACACTTGACCGCATCCGCATCACCACAGTCAACGGCACAGACACCTTTGACGCTGGCTCCATCAACATCTTGTACGAGTAAAAGTGGAGTGACGAATGACTACGATCAACGCGACAGAAGCAAGACTGTCTACACATGAAGAAGTCTGTGCTATTCGTTACGAACAAATCAATGCTCGGCTAAAGCGTCTTGAGGGCATTATGATCAAGACCGCTGGCGTGATGCTGCTGTCTATGGGCGGTACGATCTTCTCTGCTGTTTGGATACTCAAATGAAAGACTTTGCCGAGGCTTTGGTCGCGGCAGTTTTTATTATCGGCATTGTTATTTGGACAACCAAAGTGATGGTTGAGGTACTTCATGGCTGAAGAGTCTAAAGAAAGCGCCAAGGGCGCGTTGATCGAAAAGATCACGTTTGCAATCCTGCCACTGCTTTTCAGTTGCGTGGTCTACCTCATGTCGTCTCTATCAAACCTGAGCCATGAGGTCACAATACTCAACAGCAAAATCAGCTTGGTCGTCACCAGTGACAACAAACAAGCTACGAACACGGGGGCAGAGTTAGCTCGTGAGCGCCTGCGGCAAGACCTGTCGTTGGAAATCCAAAAGAACCGCGATGACATCCAGTACAACCGCCAGAAGATTGCGGTGATTGAATCTAAGTTGGAGAAGAGGTAGTGCCTTTATGGACCCGCTAACCGCCCTTGCAGCAGTCAGTGCTGCGGTTAACCTCGTCAAGAAAGCCGTCAAGACGGTCGATGACGTGCGCAGCCTCGGCCCTGTGCTGGGCAAATACTTTGACGCCAAGGCCGATGCGGTGCAGGTGTTGGAGGAAGTCAACAAGGGTGGCTTCAAAGGCTCCAACATGGGCAAGGCCGTGGAGCTGGAGCTGGCGCTGGCTGACGCACGCAACTTCGAGGAACAAGTCAAAGGGTTGTTTTTCCCGAACAACATGGACATCTGGGAAAAGATCGTCGCTCGCCGTCAGCAGATGGACCAAGACGACAAGGCCCAGCGCCGCAGGGCTGCAGATGCGGCCAAGCAAGCACGCAAGAAGCGCAAGGAAAACCTTGAGCTGGCGATCGCTGTCACGCTGTCTGTTGTCGTATTTGTCATCCTGATGTGGGTCGGTATCGAGATTTACTTCTATTGCAGGAGTGCCAAATGCGGAAGTTAATTTTTGTAGCGCTGCTTGGTTTGCTGGCGGGATGTGAGGAAAGGTACCGGTATTTCTGCCAGAATCCCGACAACTTCCACAAAGAGCAGTGCCAGAAACCACGTTGCCAGTTTACACAGCAGTGCCCTGAGTATCTGGTAGCCCCTATCTTGGAGAAGCAAATTGATCAAACTAAGCCTGCCGAATTACCAACACCTGTCCGCTGAACAGATCGAGGTCCGCATCTGGGGCTTCGTGGTCATCATGATCACGTTGATCCTGACTTTCATTGTCGTTGCGTTGCTGTACTCGGTGACGTTTGTGACCCAGCCGATCAAGTCAATGGCCCCCATTGACCAAGCCTACACCAAGATGCTCAACGACATCGTGCTGCTGATCGTGGGTGGCATTGGCGGCATCGTTGGTAAACGAGCTGTTGGTTCGGCAGTCAACGCCATGACGGGCGGCACACCGCCTGCTGCACCTGCGGCCACACCTACCCCACCACCAGCTCCTGCTCCGGCCCCCCAGCCCGCCCCGGCTCCTTCGGTGATGCCAAACTTCAACTGGATGGGTTACCAGAACCCAGAGCTTGACGAGTCATGGACCCCCGGCCCGCCACCCACTACCCCGCCAGAGCACATGGAAGATGACGCAGAGCGTGAAGTCTTGGCTACTGCCCGTAACGAGACCAAGGCATGAACAGGCCGCTGGTAATCGTCGTTGTTACGTTTTTCACGGTGATTGGCCTGTACAAGTACGGCCACCACAAGGGCTGGGCCCAGCGCGACGCTGAGATGCAGGTGGAGATCGCTCGCAAAAACGAAGAGTCCCGCGCCAAGGAGCAGGAGATGGCCAAGGCCGTCACCGCCAAAGACGAAGAACTGAGAAAGGCAAACACCGATGTCGCTAAGAAACAAACTGACCTTAATCGCCTCATTGCTGCTGGCAGGGTGCGCCTCCCCACCCCCAGTTGTGTACAAGCCAGCCCAAGTGCCGCCCCTGCCGCCGGAAATAGCCCAGAAGCGGGAGCCAAACCTGACGGACAGGCTGACCAAGCTACTGATGCCGAGCGAGAAACCCTCCAGCTCATCGCTCAAATCGCCGCCGACGGCGACAAAGCCATCAACCAACTGAACGCGTGCATAGACGCCTACAACGAAGTAAGGAGCATCGTGAATGGTAAACAGTGAACAACTCAAACAGCTGCACATCGACCCCAAGTGGGTTGACCCGCTGAACGAAACCTTCAAGCGCTTCAATATCTCGACACCACGCCAGCAGGCTGCTTTCCTCGGCCAGTGTGGGCATGAGTGCGGCAACTTCCGAGTGCTGGAGGAGAACCTGAACTACCGGGCCGAGACGCTGATGAAAATCTGGCCACGTCGCTTCCCCACGCTGGAGATTGCCAACCAGTACGCAAAGAACCCCAAGAAGATCGCCAACAAGGTCTACGCTGACCGCATGGGCAACCGGGACGAGGCGTCTGGTGATGGGTACCGCTTCCGTGGCCGTGGGTGCATTCAGCTCACTGGCTCGGCCAACTACTTCCACGCAGGCAAGGCGCTGGGCGTTGACTTCATCATGGAGCCCGATCTGGTGGCCACTCCCCAGTACGCCGCACTGACTGCCGGGTTCTTCTGGAACACACAGAAGCTGAACGCCATTGCCGAGTCCGGCAACAATCTAGCCCTGACCAAGAAGATCAATGGTGGAACCATCGGCCTGAACGACCGCATCCTGCACACCAACCAAGCACTTGCGCTTTTGAGCCTTAGCGGGCCAACGTACGCGTAAAAGTAAGCACCCACTAGCCAGCGCCAGCTGACCAGCTTACAATGCAGTCACTTCCAACATAAGGAACTTACCATGAACGCTTCTTCTCGCCCCGGCACCATGGGTGCATACAAGCCTCGCCGTACACCAGAGAACCCAGCTACCACAGCCAAGATTGCTGAGGCTCAGCAAGCGGCGCAAGACGCCAAAGATCGCGCAAAAATCAGCGCCATGGGCTACAAGAATGGTGGTATGGTCAAGATGACCAAGAAAGCCACGCCTTACATGTGCGGTGGCCCCGTCAAGAAGTAAACGAGGGATAGGCCGTGGCCGGTGTCGCTCTAAAAATTCAGCGTTTCTTTGGTGAAGCGCCAAAGATCAGTCCTGAGCTGCTACCGGATACGGTAGCCCAGTACGCGTACAACCTCGACTTGTCGTCTGGGGATTTGTTGCCGTACCGTCGGGCCGAGGTAATCGACACGCTGGATAAAACTGGGGTGGTGCAGACAATATATCCACTGGTTGATCCTGTAACGGGCGATAACAAGTGGTTGCACTGGATCACAGACGTTGATGTTGCTACGGCCCAGATTGAAGGCGATACCACACAGCGTGTGTATTTCACAGGCGACGGCGCACCAAAAGCTACTAACTACGCTTTAGCGACTAGCGGTACAGAGTACCCATCAGCGAGTTACATCCTTGGTCTCCCGCTGCCTACAGCTGTCCCTGTCGCCACGGCAACAGCGTTTACGCAAAAGTCATCTGTTACGCGGTCCCGTGATGCTGGTAACACAGCCACTATCGTTACAAGCGCTGCCCACGGGCTGACAACAGGTGACTTTGTTACCACAACATCGTTTGGCGGCACTGGGTACAACCTGACCAACGTACAGGTCACGGTTATCAACAGCACTACGTTTAGCTACTTTAACTTTGGAGCAGCTGAGGCATCTACAGCAGACACCGCAGGTCGTGTTGACCTCGCAGGCGTTACTGGGCCTCGCAACTACGTTTTCACGTACTTTACGGCATGGGACGAGGAGTCCGTGCCATCAGAGCCTTCTGCTACCATCTTTGTAAAAGAAGGTCAGACCGTCACTGTCTCAGGCTTACCTGCCTCGTGGAGCCATGGGGCTGGGTATCAGACGACTGGCATGAAGGTGCGAATCTACCGCACCGTGGCTACTGTTTCGGGGGCTGTGTATCTGCGCGTTGGCGAAGTGGACCTCGGTACCACGAGCTTCGTGGACGACATAGATGTGTCTTCACTGGATGCAGTGCTGGAGTCTGAGGACTACGACGCCCCAGAGCCAACGATGCAGGGCTTGTTGGCCATCCACAACGGCATGATGGTCGGCTTTTTTGGGAACACTGTTTGCTTCTCAGAACCCGGGCATCCCCACGCATGGCCCATCAAGTACCGCCAACAAGTCGATGCCCAGATTATCGGGCTTGGCGCGTATGGCACCACCCTGTTGGCTTTGACTGACCGGACTCCATGGAAGTTTGACGGTAACAACCCAGAGGCCATCTCCCGTGCCCGTACAGACTACATCCTGCCCTGTGTGTCCAAGCGGTCCATCATCAACATCGGTTTTGGCGTGGTGTGGGCATCTGCTGGCGGCTTGGCTGTGTACTCGACAACGATTGGCACAGACTACCTTACGAAGAACGTCCATAGTTGGTCTACATGGTCTGCCGCTGTCACACCTTCACTGATCTACGGCGCATACTACCGTGGCCGATATTTTGGCTCTGACAACACGCACACGTTCTTGTTTGAGCGCAATGAGCAGGTCGGCGGGCATCTGGTGCAGACGGACATTATCTTCTCGGCTGCATACTACGAAGCCAAGACTGATCAGTTCTACTACGCCCATGATGGCGTTGTGTACTTGTGGAACTCACCAAACATCGGCAACGCAAGTCTTGACTGGAAGTCCAAGGTGTTCACGACCAAGCAGCCCATCAACATGGGCGCGGCGCGAGTCATTGCGGACTACATCAGCGACGAAGACGAAGCTGCTCTTATCACAGAAAACGCTGCTATCTTGGCAGCAAACCAAGCAATTATTGACTCTGGGCTAGACGGCTTTGGGGCGTTGGGTACAGCGCTTGTAAACCAGCACGTTGTTGCTGGTAGCAATTTGTCACCGTTCAAGCAAAGTTACCGAGCAGCTACGTTTCAGTTTTTTGTCAACAAGAAGTTGGTATACACCGCATCTCGCGAAAACGACGACGCGTTCCGACTTCCCGCTGGCTACCGTTCAGACACGTTCGAGTTCCGTATCGCTACCAACGTGCGGGTTCGCGCTGTCCACTTGGCTGAGACCATGTCTGGTCTGCGAGGTGCTTGATGCCTAAGTTCCAAGGTATCCCTGCAATTCCTTCGGAGCAGATTCCGCAGTGGCAGTACGACGTTCTTGCTGCGATGAAAGAAAACATCGAGATCATGCTGGGACAGCGTGGCCCCGGGCGCGTAGTTACGAATGACTCTGTCAGCGTCGAACCTGCAGAACGGCAGATTATGAAGCAACTGTCTGCGCGAGGAGACTACTTCACAATTTCCACTGGTGGAGGAAGTATTGATGTACCTGCACGCAGCGACTATATAAAATTACTCAACGACATGCAGCAGCTTGCTGTTGACGTAGCAAACATCCAGAACGCGCTCAATGCGCTCTTGCAGAACGTAAGGAAATAAGATGGCCTCCTCCCTCGAACGCTCGTTGTACCCACAGGCTGGCTTGACTCCAACGTCAGGCGTGCAGTATTTTGGTAATACAGGACGCGGCACAGCTGTTGATTATTTCAGTTCTCGCCCAGTAAACAACGTAAACGCTGGATTTACAACTCCAGCTGCTGCTGCGTACGAGTCGCCTGAATCTGGCTTTGTGCAAACTCCCACGGAGGGTGGGTTTGGCGGTGGCGAAAGCGCTTCGGCTGGTACGTCCTCTGGCGGTGGAATTTCGCCCGGTACCGCAGCTGGGTTGGGTACAGCCGCATCGCTTGGTGGTTTGGCAGCTGGCATCTCTGGTAATCAAGGGCTCGGCATAGCGTCGGGTGCGCTTGGCTCTGTGGCTGCAGCCTCGCAGGGGAACATGGGCCCCGCAGCAAGCATGGCGGCAGGACTTATGGGTGCTTCTCCTCTTGGCGCTGCCGCAATCGGGCTTGGTGTTACTGGGATGTCAACAGGGGCGGTGAGCAATACCGCTATTGGCTCAACGATTGGCGGGTTGATGGGTTCTGCTATTGCTGGGCCCGTCGGGGGATTTATAGGAGCGATGATTGGCAAGGGTGCTGCTGACAGCGCCGCTGCCGCCCAAGGTGAATCTGTTGCCAATAATGTTGGTATGGAAGGGCTTGGTGTCGGTAACATAGGCAGTCTTGGGTTTGGCACAACCGGTACAGATACCGGTGCAGACGGTACTAGCGATGGCATAGCCGCTGCCGACGGTGTGGGCATGGATGGTATGGGTGTTGGTAGCGTGGGCGCTGATGGCGGTGGCAGTGTTGGAGCTGGTGATGGCGGCGGCGGTATTGGAGCTGGTGAAGGTCTTGCTGACGGCGGTCTAATTGGCGATCGCCCCGGTATTACAAAGCGCTATGCTGACGGTGGCCCTTTGCTCGCCATGGGTTACGCTGGCGGTGGCCGCATCGCCATGGGTGCTGTGCCGTCGAACGCATCGGTCAACGACCGTGTGAACGCCATTTTGCGCAACCCGCAGATGCGTGAGTCCATTGTCGCCCGTGCACAGCAGCTGATGGACTCTGGGGAGTTGACTCCCGAGGAAGTGACAACCATGGGCCGTGTAGCAGAAGCTGCCATGTTCAATCCATCGCTGTACCCACAGTTGCGTCAGTTCGTTGCTGCACAGGGCATGACTCCATTGCCATCGGCATACGACCCATCTGTTGTGACAAAGATCATCGCCACAGCCCGCGCTTTGGCACAAAGCACTCCCGCTGGACAAGTACCTCCTACAAGTGCAGCCGCTGTAACCCCTGCGGCTCCCGGCATGAACCGTGGTGGCATGATTCGCGGCCCCGGCACTGGGCGCTCCGACTCCATCGGTACGGTTAACGAGTCAACTGGCGAGCCCGTGCGCGTTGCCAACGGTGAATACATCATTCCTGAGCACGTTGTACGCGCAAAAGGGCAGGAATTCTTCGATAATCTGTTACGCCGGTACGCAGACGTGCCGAAGGAGTCTTGAACATGGAATTCGGTTTTGATGACTACGGCTTTAACTACGACTCTGCCCCGCAGACGAACTACGATTACTCCGGTGTAAGCGACTGGGGTAGCAATGCCTACGACTACGGCGCAGCTCCGCAGCAAACCCCGCAGACAAACGATTACTCTGGTGTAAGCGACTGGGGTAGCAATGCCTACGACTATGGCGCAACCCAGCAACCCAGCACACAAGCGCCCACCCCGTTCTGGGATTACACGTTCAACGCTGGTACCGCCGGTTCAGGTGCGCAAACTCCCGGTCTTCCGACCAGCGCCACTCCTGCTTATGCCGCCACTTTCGGTGCCGGAGCAGGTACACAACCGAGCATGGCCATGGGGCCTTCAGGCAGCGCACAGTTTGCAACTACGGCAGCGCCTTCGCAGGCTGGTATTACCGGCGGCATGGGAGTTACCCCCGCTGCTGGGTACGCCGCTGCTGACGCCGTTGGCATGGAAGGTATGGGCTTTGGTACTTTTGGGCAACCCGGCCTACTTGAACGCGCCAACGCTGGCCTTAAACAACTGGGTGCTTGGGGCAAAGAAAACGCTGAAGTCGTCAAGCTGGGCACTGGCCTAGCAAGCGCTATCGCGGGGCAACGCGGTGCAAGCGCTGCCAAAAGACAACAAGGTGTAGCAGACCAACAAATCCAGCGCGAACTGGCAATGCGTGAACAAGCGCAACAGTCTCAGATGGCAGCGCTGGCCGAGAACCAGCGCATGGCTGGTTTGTCTAACCAACAAGCCCAACAGTCGTTTGACGAAGCCCGTAGTCTGTACAACCCACAGGAAATGGCTGTTCGTAGCATGGCGCAGCAAACTGCTGCCACCCAGCGGGGTGTCGAAAATCTGCGCAAAGACCTCGCTCGCCGTGGCTTGAGCAAGGCAGCGATTGATGCTGAAGTTCGCCGCGCCCGTCTGGGCGGCTCCACCGCTGCAACCGCCGCATACACCAAGGGTTTGGACACTGGCCGTGCTGCCCAGCAGTCGGCACTCACCTCCGCCAAAGGGTTGACTTCTACCGTACCCGGTTTGTCGTACACTCCATCCAGCTCGGTGGCAGACTACTACGCCCGTCAGGCTGAAGCCACCCAGAAACAAAGCACGTTGACTTCGGCACAGCTCCAAAAGCTGCTTGAGGATTACCTCGGCCAGCCCACCAAGACCGTGCAGGAAGCCCGCACCAAAGCCGCAGGAGCAACCGCAGTATGAACATCCAATCTTTGATCGGTGGCATGAGTGCTGCCCAGACTGCTGGCCGTCAGTTCGCAGACGAAGAACGCGCTGCAGAAAAGCAAGTTCGTGAGCTGGAGCGTATGCGGGCCGCAGATGCGCTGTCTGTTCGCCAAGAGCAGTTTCGCCAAGGCTTGTTGCAGCCCGTAGAGGGTCCAGAGGCGTTGCCCGGTGGAACACCCGGTGTTATGGCTCCTGCATTTCCGTCTCCTGCGCAAGCTGCCCCCGCCGCCCCCGCTGCACCTGTCGCTGGCCCATCTGCGTTCATGCAACCAAGTGCACCCAACCAGTCGGCTGCTGAGACGGCTCGTCTGGCTCGTGCTGGTACTCCGGGCACTGCCCCCTACCAAAACGTAGCAGGCTACACACCTCCTGCTGGTATGACTGGCCCCCAGAATATGGCGGCTTTGCGTGATGCACGCATGCAGCGTTTTGCCAACCCACAGGCTGCTACGGCTACTGCCCCCACGACAGAGGCTCAGCGCCTCGCGGAACTCCAGCGTCTCAACGCCGGTACACCAGCTCCTGCCGCAGCGCCACAACAAGCCGCTGCGGCAGCCGACGCTCCTCGCGGTTATCGCAACAACAATCGTGGAAACATCATCGCCAGTCCTTTCGCTACCCGCATGGGCGCAACTGGCGTGGATGACAAAGGCTTTGCGATCTTCCCCGACATGGCTACTGGTGATCGTGCTGCGATTGGCCTATTGTCGTCATACGGCCAGCAAGGGTTGAACACTGTTGAGCAGATCGTGGGCAAGTGGTCTCCAGCTAACGCTCCGGGCAACACCCCAGCTGGCACTGCCAGCTACGTCAACTTCGTGGCGAAACAACTCGGTGTAGCCCCCAACGTCCCACTCAACATGCAAGACCCCCAAGTCTTGCAGCGCATTGCCGCAGCCAAGTTTAAGTTTGAGAATGGCATCGGACCTCTCGGCCAAGGCGCTGCACCACAAGCTGTGGCCCCTGCTGCCCCCACACAGGCCGCCGCTCCTGCTGCCCCTGCCGCTCCCGCCATTCCTGTTGTAGAGTTCACCCCAGAACAAGTTACGCAGTTGTCGGCCCGTGCGCAGCAGGAATCTCGCATGGCTCAGTTGCGCCTGCAAGAACTCAACCGCATGTTGCCCTTGGCCCCTACTGCCGAGGTCGCCAGCAAAATCCGCGAGGAAGCCAACAAGGTCCGCTTTGGTGGTTTCTCTGCTCAGCTCGTGGACGCCTCGGCGCAAGCCATCGGTGGCAATCAGCAAGCCCTGTCGCAGCTGGCAACAGCCGCTCGGGTGCAGTACGCCCAGACTCCGCAGGGTTTTGTCGAGGTAGCCCTCGACCCAGCCACCAGCCAGTACAAGGCTGTTTCGCAGCCCATGCCACTCAACACGTTCGTCAACCAACTCTACGCCGTTGCGTCTGGTGCCGCTGCCAAGGCCGAGCAGGCTCGCCGCGAAGCCATGCTCAAGGTGCAAGGTGAGATCGCTGTCGAGCAAGTTAAGGGGCTCAACAAGCTGCGCGAAGTCAACGCCATGGCAGAAAAAGACTTACAGAAAGCGCTCTTTGACCGCCAGCTGTCTGCCAATGATGTGGCCAAGATTGACACCGTTGGTGGGCTCGGCAAAGAGCAAGTGCTCGTGACCATGAAGAATGGCCAGATTGCGATGCTCCAGCCAGCCCAAGACTTGGGCGGCGGCATGATGTCACAGCCTCGTTTGCAGCCTATCCAATAAGCTAACAGCGCGATAGAATAGCCCCAGATCACTCTGGGGCTACCAATGAAGAACCTCTTCGACTACGACGCGCAAGCGAACGAATCCGTGCTTGGCGGCGTTGCCGCAACTACCGCCGTAGGGCTGCCAAAGCCCGAAGCCATTGGAGGCACCTTTGCCCCGGGTGGCTCTAACGCTACTGCTGATGCACTGCTTGGCCAGATGAAGGCCCGCACAGCTACCATGACTGCCGATTTGCAAGCGCAGCGTCCACAGCGAGAGCCTGTGGTTGGTTACAACCCCGAGACCAATGACCTGTTCAGCGGCGGCAAGACGTTCAAGCTCGATCTGAACGAAGGCCGTGCCAACGCAGCCTTGCTCGACACTGACAATCAACAGCTTCCAGCTGGGTTTGTGCCTGTTGCAAGTTCACAGGTTAAACAACGCCTGCAGCGCGATTTCGAGAGCCAAGGCCTGTTGTCTGACGCATCTCGCCGCTCTGGCCAATTCCTGTCCGGCGTTGGTTCTGCTGCCCGTGACGTAGGTCTGCCCGGTGCACAAGCTCTTGAGCAGTATGGCGCTGATGTTGCAGCACGCAATCCTAGCCAGATTCAAACCGCTGGCGACATATTGTCCAAGCCCATGACAGCCGCTGGCGAAGCTCTTGGTGAGGCGTCTGTAGATTTTGCCAAAGCTGTAGCAGGCGCAACTGCGGGAGCCAAGCTAGGCACTGCTCTTGCACCGTTAACTGGTGGCCTGTCCATCCCGTTGGGTGCTATTCTTGGCGGCGCTGGCGTGTTCTTGCCCAATTTGCTGGAGTCTTACGGTTCCATCCGTAGGGAGCAACGTGAGCAAGGCATCGAGGACAAAACCCGCGCAGCTGGCGCAGCCGCTGGCGCAGCAGCACTCGACACAGCCCTTGGCCCAGAAGCAGCGATTGCTCGCATGGCGACTCGCAAGGTTGGCGCTGTTGCAGCCCGTGACTTGTTGGGGCAGGGCGCAGGCCGCTCGATCGCTACTGGCGCGTTACGAGGCGCAGCCATTGAAGGCCCACTGACAGAAGTTCCGCAGTCTGCGATTGAGCGCTTTGGCGCGTACAAGTCCATGACGAGTGACGATGCTCTCAACGAGTATCTAATCGGCGCGTTCAAGGGCGCTGTTGGCGGCGGTGCGATGAGCACTGTGACTTCGTATGTCGAATACGCACAGGCCAAGAACTTCATGGACAACTTCATGACGGACCAGCAGGCAGCGGCTGACCTGAGTTTGCCTTCATCCGTGCGTATTGCTGCAGCCCGCCGAGTGCAGGACGTCATGCGTGGTGCGTCAGACGATGCCCAATTTGACCAGCAGCTGCAGGAGTTCAAGCAGAAGTTGCAGTTCCTCGAAAACCGCATCGTGTCGACTGCGACGCAAGAGGCGCTGGACAGCGGCGCACCGCTGAACTTGATGGACACAAGTCCGCAGCGTGACATGTTCAACCGTGTTGTGCCGCCTACCCCTTCAATCACAGAAGAGGCTCCTGAAGCACCTGTAGTTCAGCCAGCACAGACAGAACTCTTCGGCACTGAGGGCTCTCCCATCTTCGGCATCACACCCGAAGCCCAGTTCCGTGGGCAGATGAACGAAGCCCTGTCGGTGATGAACGAAATCCGTGGCACTGGGCCAGCGTTCCCTGAGCCAGCACCCATAGTCCCAAGTCCTGTGACGGGCGAGCTCACCCCCGGGCAGCAAGCTGCACTGGCTGGGCCAAACGCGCCTACCGCTATCCGTGGAGAGCAAACACCTGTGACTGGTGGCGCAGCGGCGCTCACCGAAGGCCAACGTACTGCGTTGCGTGGCCCTGACATCCAGCCAGCTGCCCCTGCGGCTCCTGCCCCCACACCTACCCAACAACTCCTGACATCGCTGCCGTCGCTTGATTTGCCTGTGACGCCCAGTTCCCCTGCACCAGTTGCCCGTGGTGTCTCCGAGGTTGGCGCAGCCCAAACTGCGCCTTTACCCGCTGCGCCGGTCGCAGCGGGTGTTTCTTTGGCTGACACGGGCAAAGAAGATGCGATCATTGAAGAAGCTGGCCTTACCCCGCTGAAGGGTAAGAACCCTCTTGCTGCATCTGCCGAAGGCGCAGCTGGCAAAGTGCAGGGTCGCCCATCCATGACCAAGCAGGCATTCACGGCCATCCGCGACGCCATCATGAACCCCGGCAAGAAAGCCGACGAGAAGACGACCAAGATCGCTGACGCTGTCCGCAACTTCGCTGTGTCTTACAAGGCGTACCTGACTGCGTACGGCAACGTCAAGCGGTTCTCTGATCCACTCAAAGGCAAGGACACTGCCGCCGCTGCCAAGCAGCGTGCTGACGCTGTTATATCCACTGCCGAGATGCGTGCTGCTGAGGCTCGCGAAGCTCTGCGCGTGCTGGGTGAAGTTCTGGGTGGCAACGCCAAGGACGTTGAGGTGATAGTACGTTTGGTCAAGGACGCTGCACAGGCGGTCGCCGCCAAGCCCGGGTCTACGCCCAAAGACGTTGTGCAGGAGCTCAAGAGCTTTGACGCCATGTTGTCGCAGGCATGGAACGCTGCCAAGTCGGACACGTTCATCGAAGACACGGACA